GGTGTGATACCGACACCATCTGTGTTATAAATGCCTGGTCGCGTGATCGATTTACTATGCCCTGCATCGATCTCCGTGCCAACGAGCATAATTAGATAGTCCTTTGCCACGTTTCCCGCAATGTCCACAGGTCCATTCTTTTTGACTTGAATGCTGTCCAAGTCTTAGTAGTTCTTGGTTTCTTTCAAGTAGCATCTTCCTGTGAGCGGGATCAAAGAAGTTATGGGTTTTATTCTCTATCGTCGGTAACAGCTTCTTCAACATACCTTCCTGCCATTCGACGCCGGTGGGTTTTGTCAATGATGAAACATTGACTTTGCCATTGTTATACCAATGAAATCCTCTAGTAGATACAGTTTGTATCCGGCCTTGACTCCAACCATCGCCAGGACATTGGGTACACAAGCAACTTTCTATCCCGTTATTGTACCACTTGTAACCATGGAATCCGCCGTCTTTTCCATTTTCTTCTTTGATGTTGGCCCACAACGGGGAACTGACTATATCGTTCGTTCGACTGAATTCCAGTGCAAACTTTTCGCATTCAGCTGGATCAGTGAATTCCCAAACATGCAGCGTTTCTATATCGTATCCATGCTTGGCTAGGTGGCTTGACCAATACAGACCGGATCCGGTATAATTGTAAGGATTGCTATTTGTGGTTTTACCAAAATATTTGAGTCCGGTAATCCTGTGTTGCTTAACGTACAGATAAGTAACCATGCTGACACTCCTTCTCAGTGTTAGGGCAGTTGGGGGTTCCCGCCCCGCGAACTGCACTTTTATTTAGTACGATAAATATGTATTATGAGAGCCACTGAAATACAAAATCGACCCCACTTGTACCTCGATATGGATGGCACTATCGCAGATTTCTTTACTGCCTGGGCGAGGCTGCACGGCAAACGCAGTTATAAAGAAATCGGGGATCAAGCCCAAAGAGAAGCCAGCATCGTGCAACTGAATGCACGAGGACCTGAGTTCGTGTATGAGTTTTTTCGCACACTGCCGCCCTTGCACGGCGGTCTGGAATTGATCAGCTGGCTCAAAAGAAATCGTATACCATTCACTGTGCTGAGCGCACCCTTGCGCGGCAACGAACAGGCCAGCATCGATGGCAAACGCGAATGGTTAGACAAGTACAATCCCGGTACTTCAGGATCGGCCATCTTTACCGGGGAGAAATTCCACTATGCCACCCGCGGTGGGCATGCCAATGTGTTGGTGGATGATTTCAAAAAATACATAGGCGCCTGGCGCCAAGCTGGGGGCACGGGCATACTCTACCGAGACAACAACGTGGACTCGGTGATCCAAGAGCTGTCGCGCATCTATGATGTGGATTCCAAACTGGATGAATCCCAGTTACAGGAATACAGCTACATGGATGCAGACATCCAGGATGTGTTGGAGCAAAAGGGCTACAAATTACTGGGCTCAGGCGTGGATCAAGCAGCATATCTGGCACCTGGGGGTGAGGCCGTGCTCAAAATATTTGGCTCCAAGCGCAGCGGCGCTGAGACCAGGACCCTGAGCAAGGATCAAAAAATGTTTTTACAATGGGCCCAATACTGTGCCAACCACGCGGGCAATCCATTCCTGCCCCGATTCCTCAAGGGCGAGGGGGGTCAGCCCTGGGCACCATTCCTGTTCCGGAATCGCCATTATCTCCAGATCTGGCAGGAACGCCTTTATCCCCTAACCTACACCCAGGGTGTAGTCCTGGTGGACCTAGTGGACATTTTTGGTCTAGGCAGTCTCCAGGAAATCATGCAGGTGCTGCGCACGGGTAAAGAAACTGAGTGGATCAAGCGATCAGACCTGGGCGTGGTCAAACAATTGATCAAAAAGTTGGGCCAGCGTCCAGTCTATCAGCTGCTCAAGACCATAAATGATCTAGACCAAATCGCCAAAAAACAGGGCTGGGTGCTGGATCTGCATGAGGGCAATTTCATGCGGCGTCAGAACGGCCACCCGGTCATAGTGGACCCCTGGGTGGTCTAGCATGCTACTGGATGATCTATTCCTGTCGGGCCAGATTTGCGAAACAGATCTGACACCGGGCACAGGTGCTGATCGTGCCCCCGAATGGATAAAAAAGGTCTATGACCAGTATCCCGCTACTTGGCAACGCAATCATGTCATGATCTGGGGTGAGGGCGATGATCAAGAACTGGCCATGTTTGAGTTGGTACCCAATCCTGCCCGCCCCAATCACGTGGAAGTGAAATGGTTCCAGGCCTATCCCCTGCGTCGCGGCGTGGGCACCCGGGCCATGCGGGAACTGCAACGTCTGGCCCAAGAAGACGGTATTGTACTCACTCTGTATGCCTGGGACAAGGGGCAGGTCAGTCGCAGTCAGCTGATCAAATTCTATCGCAGTGTGGGATTCCGACCCACTGCCACCCGGTCCGCCAGCATGAGCTGGCAGCCCCATCAAGTGGATGAAGGTTGGCGGGAAAAACTGGCCGGAGCAGCGGCCGTGGCCACGCTGGGCTATGGCGGTCTCCACAACTATCAAGCACAGCAGCCCCTGCAGCAGGCGGCACCGCAGATCAAGCAGCAACGCCAGACCGCAGATACTGACCAGCGACTATACAAATTCGTGCCCCCGGAGCATCATGTGCTGTTGAACACTGCACGGCGTGCGGGACTGACTGGCACGGAGCTGGAACATTTGCTGGCACAGGTCAAGGCCGAGACTGGGCAGTTCCGACACATGGAAGAACAGCCGCCCCAGGGCGCTCGCAATCCCCAACGCTACTTCGCCAAGAAATACGACCGCAAAAAGATCTTGGGCAACGTGCGACCCGGTGATGGCTATCGATTCCGTGGTCGGGGCTATATCCAGCTCACAGGCCGGGACAACTACTCACGGGCCGGTCGTGCCTTGGGCTTGGATCTGGTGAACAACCCCGATCTAGCAGCAGAACCCCACAATGCGGCCCGTATCGCCATATGGTTCTGGAAAAATCGTGTGGCACCCCGGGTAACGGATTTTGACTCAGCTTCGGTACAGGACGTGACCCGCGGTATCAATCCCGCACAAAAAGGCGCTGAAAAACGCGCTGCCTACTTCCAGCGAGTGAGTCAGCCCCGATAAAACTAACGTGCCTTGATCCAGGACAAGGCCCGTTGTATCAATGTGGGCCGGGCGGCCTGTGCCACAGCCTGGGGAGTGGCATAGAATTTATAGGCGCGGGTCAAGAGCCTGCGATAGCGTGGATCCCGAGTGCCTTCAGGATACAACTGTGTGAGTTGGCTCCGGGCAAATACTTGCTGTATAGCACGCCACAGGATCTGCTGAGCCTGAGACTCTGTGCCCGGCTCGGAAAATAAATCATCAAGATTTTTTTGTTGCTGTATTTCTTGTGCCAAGCTGATCAAGGCTTCAGTGAGTCGGGCATCTATTTCATGCTGTAGCTGCAGATAGTGTTGATATGCCTTTTGGTCGGTGGCAACTGTCTTGGCATCAGCCTGACGCTTGAACTGTATGCCCTTGAAGGAGTCCATGGCATGCGTGAATTCATGTGCCAGTGTTTTGATCAGCTCGGGCTCATCGAGTTCAGGTCTGATCAAACTGGCATTTATCTTGATTTTATTGTCAAAACGAGTCCAAGAACCAAGACTGGTGGGTCTCATGTGGCCTGATACCTGCACAGTCACGCCGTTGACAAGGTTGTTGACCGCGGCGTTTTGGAAGCGAGGCTGTACCACCTGTTTCAAGGCAAAGGCGTCATAGATGCGATTGGGTTGGTCACTTTGTTGCAGTTTTGCTAGATGCGCAGCTACCAAGCGAGCAATGGCCTCAATCTCTCGTATTTCTGCCGCGGTTTCACGCAGTATATCCCTGAGTTTCATCGTCCAGTACTCCTGTAGGCCCGGCGAACGAAGCGCGGATGTTCCTGCTTCAAATATTCTAGAAAACGTATGCCCTCGGGCGTGGCCATCATTTCCCGGAAGGTTTCGTGGCTCAGCAGGTCATGATATATTTTGGCGAATCGCACACCGTGCTGGCTGGGACCAAACGCATGTACCAACTCGTGTACCAGAGTATAGAAATTCCTTTCACTGGGTGAAAGCTCTATTACTTGTCCTGGACTGGTATCCATGGTATAGCTGAGTGGACGACCATGATACATAATCCCAGGACCAAAACGCAAATCAGGTTTTCTGCGCCGGCTGCCTAGGATGGGCACATAGTGATCCCACAGTAAATCCAATGCGGCCTGCAGAGTTTTGAGGCTGCGTGGTCTGCGCATGTCCCAGATTCGTTCAATTATCTCGCCTTCGGTGCGATAAAGGCGTCGTGTGGCCATGGCCTGCTTGGTAGCGGCACTGCGACGGGGCGGGGTGACTTCTTGCATACGCATCGTGTACTTATCACGCTAAATAATTCATGCGCCTTGATGAAATAACTCGTGCCCCAGCTTGGGGCGAAAAGAACAGTCCCGCAGCGCCGCGCCTGGACCGATTGCCAGCCAAGATCCGAGATCTGCCAGGACATCCGGGCTTTGTGTATCATGTGTATCGCAAGAACACATTGGGGTGGCGTTACGGCAGCTATCAGGTCCTGGAAGTATTGGAAAAGCGCACAGCCACAGTGGCCGGGGCCTTGTATGTGCAACCTGACGACACGCTGATACGAGGTGGTGTGCAGGTGGCAGATGTGTTTCTGTTCCGGGAATTTCAGGGTCAGGGCCTGGCCGCAGCCATGTATCACACGCTGGCCGTGGATCTCAACCGTGTCATAGTGGCAGATCAAGATCCCGAAGGTGGGCAAACGCCCCAGGCCCGCAAAATGTGGGCTGCCATGAACCAGGGTCTGTCTGGGGTGGTCATCAAAGGCTGGGTAAAAATAGATGTTGACAGTTATGATTTTCGACAGGATGCCAAGGAAGAAGATCGCGTGGTGCAGGCCATAATGGATCTGGGTGGCCAATGGCTGTGGCATGACAACGAAGAATGGGCCATAATGTTTGACGTTCGACCCAACAGCACGGGCCGTGAGCTCACGGCCGTGGTCAACAATGCGCTTTCGCGCTATGTTTATACTGGCCAGCAGGGCAGCGAATATGAATCGGGACTGGTCATGATGAGCGATCAGAATTACCAAAAATTGATCTAGGGGTCAGGTCAATCTCCAGCTGTGCTCCAAGCGGATCGCGCTAAATATCACATGCGCCTCAGCGAAATCATCACAGAAGCACCACTCACTGACTACATGCCCCTGGGAGATTTTGAACGGGGTAAAGGTGGGTTCCGCCACGACGTGGATCGGAAGCTGGTCACAAATCCCGTGACCATTGGCAAGCTGTACAAATTCTTCAGTCGCACTCCCTATGATGTGCGCATCTTTCCGGTACAGGTACGGGGCGGTGGTCGTTGGCTGGAAATCGGCGAAGTGGATCGGGAGCGACTGGTCCAGGCCGTGGGCGTTGGCAATGCGCAGCGCGTATTGAGCGGACAAGGTCCTGACAACATCACCGTGGTGTTTACCAACAACACCGGTGCCGAACGCATACCACTCACACCCTGGATGATGGCGCACAGGATGGGCCATGCCATACGACGTGGCGGTGCTGCGGTTGCTTGGGAAACAGCAAGCAAGCATTTCTGGCGCGGCCTTGATCAGATTCTCAGAGACTTTTATCGCATATCAAACGATCGTTCCATAGAAGGAACCAATCCCCAGACGTATCGTGCCATGATCGATGCCATTGGTACCATGCGCAGCGCCCGTCAGCGCACCATCACGCGCCCGGCAGAATTCATATATGAGATGTTCGCCCAATATCTCAACACCGGTGAAGTTACTTTCAATCCCGCACCTAGGCAGCTGATGGGTCGTAGACAGGCCTGGGGCAGACCCCAGACACTGCGCAGCATTGGGCCCCAGCAGCAGCAGGAGGCCACGCAGGATCTAGAAACCCTGAGCCATGACATGGAACTGCTGTTCAATGATGTCATGAGTCAGGCCATGGGCAGAATATATGTGATGTGATCATGCGAGCCCAGGAATTTGAATCCCAAACAGCATCAGGTCCAGACATCTTGCGATATGTCAAGAGCATACACGATGACTTCCGGCTGGATCGTGAAATACTCAAGCATGCCCACTGGCGGTTGACCGAGGTGCCCTTGAGCTCGTTGCACATACCCGATCCCGAATCAGGCGTCGATCCCCAAGACCCCTATGATCGGGTGCAGTGGATCGACATGTATCACGTGGATGAAATCCGACCCCGGGACATCAAACGCCGGCCCATAGTGGTGGACACAGACGGGCACATCCTGGACGGCAACCACAGGGCCCTGGCAGCACGACTCCAGGGCATGAGCACCATACCGGCCTGGCGACCCCTGGAGGACACACTGTGATACTGAGTGATTTCCTGGGCGAAGCCCTGCACTTTGTCCGGCCTGGTGAGCTGCGGGGCAGTTATACCAACCAGGATCTGATCCGGATGGGCTTCCGACAGGCCTCCACGGGTGCTTGGTACATAGATCAGCGCCGCTGGGATCAGTTGGTGGCCCAGGGTCAGCTGAGGGAACAACAGGCACTACAGGAGCGGGTGAGCAGCACTCTCTATCACTATACCAATGTGTATGCTGGTGCCAAGATCATGCAGCAGGGTCAGTTTGAGCTGACCAGTGTGTTGGGTACCGATTGGGAACAGAGATTCGCTCCCCCGGGCTATCCCTACTATCTCAGCGCCACGCGCACCCTGACCGGTGGCTACCACGACTACGTGGGCAGTGCAGCAGTGATGTTTGTGCTGGCGGGTGACTGGTTCAACGCTCGCTTTCCGGGCAATGCCGTGGATTACTGGGGTAACCGTGCACCAGATCAAAGCCGGCACCGCGCCCACGAAGCCGAGGATCGCATATTCAGCAAGCGGCCTACTATGGGTCTAGGCGGAGTCCAGGCCGTGCATGTGCTGGTCAAACCCGATGCCGAGCCCAATCGTCGTACCTGGGCGCGGCAGCTGATCATGGCAGCCAAAAAACGCGGTATCCCCGCCTATCTCTACAGCGACGAAAAGGCCTGGCGGCGATTTGACACCAGTCACACTGCGCCCGTGAGCACTCTGCGTGGTGAGATCTCCTATGGTCGATCGCCCAGCCGGCACCGGGGCTATCTCATGCCCTGGATGGAACTGATGTTTGGCCAGGACCAGGCACGACTCAGCAAGCGAGCCGACCAGCTGCGCTACAACCTCAACTACCACTACAACGCCCAAGACGCTGTGCGCAGCCTGGGCACTGACCTCGGCAATGCCCGCAAGCCCGACTCAGGACCGGATCGTGAACATGCGGTCAAGATCATTGATCTCATGCGCCGCAATGGGTTGAAGACCTTGTCAGATCTCGTGAACTGGATCCGAGATCGTTGGCAGCCTAAACCCGCTGGGGTGGATGAGAATTTTGCGGATGGTAAAAACCCTGGGCGCAAAGGACTCAGCCGTAGGGTGGGCATTCCTCGCAAAGCCAGCCTTGCATTACTGGCTAAAATAGCACGATCCAGCACCGGTGAACGGCGCCGCATGGCACAATGGCAGCTGAACATGCGCCGGGGCCGGGCCAGAAAAAATAAATAAAGCAAGGACCCCACATGATACTAGATAACCTATTCACACTCACTGAAGGCAAGAAAGATCCCAACGTCAGCCACAAAAACAATCCCTGGCGCGTGAGCGAGGCTCGGCATGTACACACCACCAAGCAGGACTGGATGGGTCTGCCAAATCTCGGTGATCCAGCCAAGGTCGATGTCCAGCGTGATTGGAAGAAACCAACGACCCAAACACATTGCCCAGGCTGTTATAGCCAGGATATCAAGACCTACAGTGATGGTGAAAAACAATGTAACCAATGTCACAAAACTTGGGATGTCAAAGGTGTGGCGGAAGGCTCTCTAGACGAAGCAAAGCATTCTGACAATAAACAGGAAGATGCAATCAATCGTAAACTCTGGGCTATTGCCAAAGCTAAAGGTATCTCACGTTTAGAAGCCGAACGCTTATACGGCAATAAGGTAAAGACAGCAGTAGAAAAGCAAGGTGTGGAGGAAGGCCGATTTGAAGAACCACTTACAGGTTGGCACATTGTATATCGCAAGTCTGGTAATCCAGTTCATGCTACGCCCAGTTTTGAAACAAAAACCCAGGCACAAAAATATTTGATGACTAAAATGTTTGCCAATCATCAGGATTATAAAGTAGTTCATACCGCCGGAGTAGGTGCTGTGGCGGAAATGGACAAGAGCCAACCTAGTCACGGTCGCGACGGGAAGATCAGCCACAGCACCTACGGTTCAAGAGACAAAAAGGGTTCAGATTATTTCAAAGGCAAGGAAGCACCTGGCAAAGCAATTACAGCCAAACAAGCATCAAAAGACGCACTTGACATTTTGAAAAAGCAAGGTGTGACCGAAGGCGACGTGATACGTACTAAATTTGCCACCAAACAGGCACAACGGGCCCGTGACACCTATCAACATCAGCCTGACATAGAAATACCCCTGTACGATCGCATGAGAGACAGATCAGTACTGCCCAAATACGCGGATCTAGCAGGTGACCAGCTGGAGCCATTTGACCATTTTGAAACTCGCAGCCGATCACCTCGTGTGACCCAGATAGTGGGCGTCACACGAGATTTCCGCGAGTTGGTGGTCAGCACCATGATGGCAGAACCAAAGGTGGTCAGCAAATTTGTCGACGCCATGAATCGTGGCGGTTTTAGCGACGTGCCCATACAGCGTGTACCCATAAAGGGTTATGATGTGGAGGAAGGCCAGGCCTGGTGGTCCGGGGCGACCACTCCGGCAGGCCACAAAATCGTGGCCAAACAAAATGAAAAAATCCAGGGAAACAAGTTTGTGTATCAGGGTTATGTCATTGAATTCAAACCTACCGAATACACTATCAGCAAAGCACTGAAAACCGTTTACAAGAAATCCGGTGATTATAGCCAACCTACTCGATTGAATCTTGCTGCTGCCCGTCGTGTGGTGGATATGCTGGTACGAAAATATACCTCAGGAAATGTAGAGGAAGCCCAAGACGCCTGCTACCACAAGGTGCGCAGCCGTTACAAGGTCTGGCCGTCGGCCTATGCGTCCGGTGCTCTGGTGCAGTGTCGCAAGAAAGGTGCTGCCAACTGGGGCACCGGCGGAAAGAAAAAATGACCTATCTGGAGATCCTGGAAAGCTGCTGGCAGGGCTATCGTCAACAGGGCACAAAGCACAAGGGTGGCCGACAGGTACCCAACTGTGTGCCCGTGAGCGAACAGCACATGGAAGAAGATCTGCGCAAGTGGTTCCGGGAGAAATGGGTTCGCTTCAATCCCCAGGGCAAGATCATGGGTCCTTGTGCGCGTGGCAGCGACAGAGAGGGCAAGCCCAAGTGTCTACCCCAGGCCAAGGCCCATGCGCTGGGCAAACGAGGTCGTGCATCTGCAGCAGCTCGCAAGCGCAGACAAGATCCCAATCCCGAACGCCGAGGCGCGGCCCGTAATGTGGCCACCAAACGATCATGAGACTGATTGAGTTCGCCGAGGGATTTGGTCTATACTCAGCTCGGGTGCGCGTGAAGAATCCCATGTACACCCAAGGTGTTGACGTGGCCGTGTATGCCAAGAATCCCCAAATGGCCCGAGAACTGCTCAAGGCCCAATATGGTCACGACAGCATCGTGGCCGATGTGCGCAAGATTTCCGACTGATCCCGCAGGGTCGATACATAACTGATGTTTGATATCTGTACCGTGGTATTCCAGGACGAGCTGCCTATCCTGCGCAGCCAAGCCCAAAGCCTGGATCTCTATGCCTGGAATCTCCAGCCACGATCCATATGGGTCGTGGTCAACGACCAAGCCCATGTGGCCCAGATGATCGACCCCGCTTGGTGGGGCGATCTGGCGCCGCGTGTGCATGTGCTCACCCGCGATGTTTTTGGCTCACGCTGGAGTGAAACGGGCTGGGTAAGCCAACAGGCACTCAAACTCATGGTGCCCGCGATCAGCAACCAGCCATGGACACTGTGCTTGGATGCCAAGACCCTGCTGGTGCATGCCCTGGCCGCCACGGACCTGGTAGATCGTGAAGGGCGTGCCAGGGTGGGTCGCTGTCCCATATATCCGGTATTTGAAGCCAGCCGTGAGATCAGTGAGCAGTTTTGGCACGTGACACTGGCTGATCAACTGGGGCCTGGCGGCGTGCCGTTCCTGTTTCACAACCCGTCGGTCAAGCACATGATCGCTCATGTGGTCGAGCGCACCCAGGAACATTTCCCCCATTGGTTCCAAGACCAGGGTTGTCTCACGGAATTCATGTTTTACTCGGCCTGGATACAGCACCAGGCACTGGATCTCTACACTGGGCCCAGCGTGATACGCCCAGTGAACCTGTGCCACAGCGAGCCACAGGCATTTGATCACAAAGCCCAGCAATGGCCTCAGGCCACCACCGTGAGCATACATCGCGGCGCTTGGCCTCGGCTCACTGCACAGCAGCAGGAAACCTATCGCACATTCCTGGCCCAGCGCGGCATCACCCACTGGGAGCAGCCATGAATACTGCTGTGATGCTGGTAGCACACCCCGATGACTGCGTGATATTTGGCTGGAGCTTCATGCACCATCACCCCAGGCTGGCCTGGGGCATAGTGTACTTGACCTATGATGCCAACAGTGCCCGCGGCACAGAGTTCCGCCGCTTCTGGAACCAGCGACGAGTGCCCACCACGTTCCTAGGCTTCCGGGATGACTGGCAGGACCAAGAACGTCAGACCCTGCATCATTGGAATCGTGTGGATGCTGCGGACGCCTGTTGGGCAGCCGTGAGAGATGCAGATCTGGTGCTCACGCACGATGCCCGGGGCGATTACGGACATATACACCATCAGGTGGTCTATGAGTCAGTGTGCCAGCATCCACGACTGGTCACCTTCGCGGCCCCGGGCCAGGGCACGCATCACTATGGCCTGCCCCCGGGCTTGTGGCACGACCAGGAATTGCCCCAACATGCTGCCATCATACATGGCTTTCATCGAGGCACACACAGCAACAGTTATCACATGGCAGATCTCACCCAGCAGTGGTTGGAGCAACAACGATGCATCTAATGGTAGCAGGTTGCAGTTTTAGTGCTGTGAGCAAAACGCTGCCGGGCACCAGCTGGAGCGAACAGCTGGCCGATCAGCTGGGCTGGCAGCTTACCAACTTGGCCCGGCAGGGTTGCAGCAACGGTGGCATACGTGTGCAGATCGATGAGATCCTGCGCCAACGTCCCACTTTCGCCATAGTCACGCCCACGTTCTGGGATCGCATGGAGATACCCGCCACTGCCGCGCCCTTTGACTGGAAACAATCACGCACGGGTTGGAATCCCGCGGTGCAGCAGCACCTCCAGGATCGCACCATCCACAATGGCTATGATAGGTCAGCAGGTATTGATAACGTGAACTATGGACACAATGCCTCACGCATGATCTGCGAGACCATCTACACTCTGGCCGAGAACTTTGATCATCCCTATAGGTCCGGAAAAATCAGCAAAGAGGCACAGACCGCAGTGCGGCACTACATCGACGCTATCTATGACAGCGAGTGGAAGAAACAGCAGGACGAGTGGATCATACGCGAAGGCATATTCCAGCTGTACCATGCGGGCATTGACTTCCTGTTGGTGCCGGTGCTGCTGTGGCCTTTTGATCCCGATCTGGGCCGGGAACAGTGGCGGCGTGTGTTGCCCGCGGCCATACCCGAACGACATGTGATGTGGGACGAGAGGCAGAGCGTGTTGCCCATATCAGGTGCCTATCCCTTTGAGGGTGAAGATCCCGGTTATCACTCCAGCCCCGAGGGTCAACGTGTGATAGCCCACAACTACCACGAGAGAATTCAGGCGTTTAGATAGTTCATGACCAGCTGCCTGCATTGATCCAATTTGGTGCGGCGGAAAGCAAACAGATGGTCACGGTTATGATCCAATCTGTCACGTATCTGGTCCAGTACCCATTCAGGATCCTGCTTACTCAGCTGTTGTACCTGTTGCCAGGCCTGCTGCCAACGTGTGACATCATCGGGCTCGCTGTCGTAGCTTTCGTCTATGACGTTGTCAAAAGTTTGGAAGCCTAGATCACGGAGGCGTGCCAGCCAGCCTCCTACGCCAAAATGCACAAACAGTCGACGTGCGAACAGACACTTGGCGATCTTTTCCGCTATACCAAATTGCGTATTGCCTGCGCTAAGAGTCTCTACTATGATGCTGTAATAGCTGCGATCATAGATCTGCCAGGGCACAATGCTGCTGATCGTGTTGTCAAGATCAGCTCTCACCTCCCAAGCGGGATCTAGGTTGGGGCTAACATAGGGCCATCGCAACTGGGCATGAGGCCACAGACACTGCACCCGGGGCGTCACTGCCTGCACGCTGGCGTTGAGAAAGATGTCCCGATAGGTAACCAAACTGCGATCCAGGAGATCGCTATGCTGGAAACTCAGCATCACAAAATCTCGATGTTCGCGGCGAGCGCCCAACAAAGCATCCCATAACCAAGCACGATGTCTGGGGAAATCATCGTGGGTTTGATTTTGGGGTATAAAGCTGAATATCCAACTGGGGCTCCATATGGCTCGGGTGTGTGGGGTTTCTCTGAAATCTCGGTAGCCCAGCATTAACAACCAATTGTCCACGTGCTGGGTCTGGATCCAGGCCAACAGTTCAGACTGGTATCGATATTCTATATCTGTGAACAGCACCAGGTCAAACTGAGCCAGGTCCAGCTGGCTATACTGAGGCAAATAACTGAATTCTGTCTGTCTATCGCAGTAGACCGGCAACACCGCTATGCATCTGGGCTGACGCAGCGCCGTGTCGAGGTCTACCAGCTGGTTGTAGTCAAACCCCCAGTTGATGGCCTGGTATCCGGGTGAGTAGACCTTGAGCTCATTGAAGTCCATGATTTCTCGCTTGATATCTACGATAGCTGTTGCCATGGTTGAGGGCCAGATGCCTGTCGTCATGCTCCGATCTAGACAACCACTCCGGGGTAGGCTGCCCAGGGCAGTGTGGCTCCGACACATGATGCTTGATTACACCCGTAGCCCGGCTTAGGGTCTCGCGTATGCGGTCCATGTGGCGCTCAAAGTCAACGACCTCACCCCGCTCCCAGTCCATCTGCACACTGCGGGTAAGATCGGGCACGGCATCGCATACCGCTGTATGATAGTCGGGATCGAAACCACCGATGGCCTCCATGCTGGCATAGTGATAGCGCCGCTGTGGTTCAAAGGTCACGGGTCTGCGGCTCATGGTCCAGTTACCTACCAGCTCGTACTCTGACAGCCACAGTATGAGTTCGCCGTTGCCCCAGGGTGGCACGGTGGGCACACCAGGGCAACTGTCCAGTATGGCAGTCAACCAATCCTGTTGATGCGTGCGTTCCAGATAATCACGCATGGCCCGTATGTCTTGTTTGAACACGGGCACATATTCGCTGATGAAACAGTGCGGGGTCTGTCGTGGAAAACCAAAAGCATTGCGTATGGTTTCATAATATCCCCAGGTATGGCGTTGATTTTCCAGGACCTGGTAATTGAGCACACCATTTTTCATGGGTTGATAGGGCTGTATCAAGATGCAATCGGGATCGTTCATGACCATGAGATCATAGTCCAGATAGTCCAGGAAAGCCAGTTTGATGGCCTGCTGGCGCAACCACCAGCCGCGGTAGTCTCCGGGCAGCACCCAACTATTGACTTGGGGATACAGCCGATATATTTCGGAGTCGGGCGCATAGTCAAATTGGGAGGTGTCTATGCCGTATTTGTCAAACAAGGGCCACAGTTCTGCCTGGGGCACAGGACTGGCTATGCAGGTACGATCTATACCCACGAGGTTGTGAGCAAACTGCAGGCTCATGATGGCATGGGGCACACGGTAACGTGCTAGGTATACGATTTTGGCCGTGGTCATTTGATGCATGGCAAGTCCTTGATCTGATCTCGGTGCCACAGTTCCATTTTCCTAGTACCCATTTCAAAAACACAATCAGTACCCCGGGGAAAAAGCCAAGGTTCTGCATACCAGTTCACTTGTGTTGTGTGGAATTGGCCGTCATACACTATGTCTTGATTGGCTACTCCATCCACCTGTGTCATCATGATCCAGGGTATGTCGCTGGCCAGCCAATTCTGCAAGGCTCTCAAACGATCCCTATCACTGAGGTGGATCATGACATCTCTAATCCATAGCAGATCGCAGGGAGGTATGGGATCGCGGGTAATATCGTGTACCATGATATCAAGGTCGGTCTGGCACATGGCTCTGGCCACCGCGCTGAGGCTGATGTCGCCGCCTCGATAGGCCACCCCAAACGTTTGGGTGTTCATCCATTGACAATCATTGCAGCCCGCATCAAACATGCTGGTCACGCTGTGTTTGGCGAAAAACGCACCAAGATCGTGGAACACGCCCTGGGTGAAGGCTGTGCTGCTGACCCCGCGTTCATGATCAGGGGGCATGCTGGAATAACATTGAGTCCAAAATCGTTGCGCGTCGAAGATCATGATAATTTCCTATTGCAGGTATTGATACATTGATACAGTCTGCCCTGTGCGATGCTGGGTTGATTCCAAGTGGCTTCCACCGCATCAAACCACTGCATGCAGTGTGCCAGGCTGTATTCTAGAGCATTGTTTTCTCTCACCAGTCCACGCAGTTGATCGTTGCCGGGATGGCACATGGTCTGGGGATAAAATCCCAAGAAGCAGCAGGGATACACTGAACCGTCAGCGGCCAAGTAGATTTCCCTGTTGCGTTTGTGTATGCACTGCATGTCCAGGGTGGGTGTATCTCGTTCTGTGCGCACTGTTTCCGCATCGAACCAAGTGATGTGATTGGCCAGTAGTTCTTGTATGGGTGGGGGATCCGAACTTTCGTTGCATGCCCTAGCCCCGATCCAGTGGCTGAATTCACCATGTCTGTGATAGACTGGGCCGCGATCCCGGCCATCCCAGATGTTTTCGAATCTCTGGAATCCCCATTGTTGGGCCAGCTCGCGGCAGGCCTGTTCCTGGTGACGATTGTGGTCAAAGGGCACAAAGCGCCACACCGCTGCACCGCCAGCTTGGATAAAGGCCCGGGCATTGTCCACGATGCGCGACCAGTCTGTGTCCTGGCGATACAGCCCATGTGTATCAGCCAGCCCATCCAACGCCCAGCCGATCTCTACGCCGGGCAGGGCCAGTTGGCTCCACCACTCAGGCGTGCGCAGGCTACCATTGGTGTTGATCTTGACTGCCACCCCATGATCCACCAGATAGCGAACTATGGTGTCAGCGTCACGTGCCAGGCCAAAATCACCTAGGTTACCGTTGAAAATCACACCGTGGAACTGCGCAGCACTGGGTGCCAAATCTTGATGGGTCGACGGTTTCAATTGTTCCAGCACAGCGGGCGTCAGGATGTGTTGGAACTGTTCCAGGTTTAGTTCTGTAAGTGGATAACCGCTGTTGAAATCCAGTCCGCGGTAATTGCGCATGCACATGGGACAACGGGCATTGCACCTAGTGGTCAGTTCCACGTGCACTCGAATGATCTCGTTGAATTTCAGCACGCGATATTTATGTGCTGGTATTTCCATAAATACACAATCATGGCAGATGTGATCATAGCTTGCGATGTTGACTTGGAACCCATTACTGACCAGCCGAGGTACAGGATCATGGTAAATGATCAGCTGTTTACCGAGCGTACCTGGATATGGCAGGGGCAGTATTTGGAGGAAAATCTAGCTATACGGGCCCAACCCGGGAGATATACCATTCAAGTCAATCTGGTAGCGCAGGATCAGGCCTGGGTCAACGTGCGAAACTGGCGCGTGATCAGCGGACCTGCCAGGATCAATGAGGGTGGACAGATGGAGATATTGCATGAAAATACGTGATCTGGTGGAGACTGCATCCGCAGGCGCGATGAGTGCCGGCGCTGTCGCACCTGTGGCACAGCCTCTAGGCGCCATACAGAAACGTGTGATTGAGCCTGTGCCAAATAAATACTCTAATGCAGCCCCAAAATACGTGAGAAAGACAGCCCATGCTAAAAGATGATCTCAAAACACTGTTGGCCACCGAATATGCATTCGTGATCAAGGCCCAATTTTTCCACTGGAACGTGGAAGGTCCTGACTTCGCCCAGCTGCACGAATTCTTTGGTGAGCTATATGAGGAGGTCTATGGCAACAGCATCGACCGTACCGCGGAATTTATCCGTGTGCTGGATGACTATGCGCCGGGCAGCTTGGAACGTTTTACAGAGCTGAGCCAGATCGCTGGACAGCTTAGGGTACCTCGAGCACGGCTCATGATAGAAGAACTGCTGGCCGATAATCAGCGTCTCATGGATCTATTGAATCAATGTTTTGACTCTGCCACCAGCGAGAAACAGGAAGGCATCGCTAACTTCATAGCCGAACGCCTTGACGCGCAGGGCAAGCATGCCTGGATGCTGCGCAGTTTCCTGAAAGATCAGCGAGCATGAGCGGCGATATCCGAGACCTGCTGCACAAGCTGACCACTATCGCAGAGGCGGATACCACACCAGTCACGGTCAAACAAGGACTCAATGCCCAGCAGAAACGAGCGGATCAACTGCCCGCTCTGTTTCGCCCCCATAACATATCAGTGCTTGACAATCCCACCGATCCCCAACATCCCATGAAAGGCAAAGCCGTGGGCAGCCTAGAAGAACGCATGGGAGAAATAGAAGAAGACATGTTGGGCAAGATCCGCCGTGACCTCAATGACTACATGCGTGACCTCGAGGACCGAGTGCATGACGACGGCCAGCGTGCGAAAAAACCCCATCTAGCTGACATTCAAAAGAAAGACGGCCAGGACCGTGACCTCATGGTCAAGGCCAAACAGGCCGTGGATCAAGGCATAGCACAAGAATCCGATCTGGTGGACACGGTGGCCATGGAAGATGGCAGCATAGTGACCATACACGGATCCCCCCAGGCGGGTTATCGTGTGCGCCGCGGCGATAGACAAATGCCCAGCAGCTTCGACGATCTAGCCCATGCGCGAATGGCCCTGGATCTGTATCGTGCTCGCCAGCGTGAACATGACCAAAGCCAGGACTATGTAGAGGAACGGTAATGCTGATATCAGAAGTCAGGCATGATCAAATCATCCAAGATGCGGTGACCGCACAGGGTCGCAGAAATCAAGCAGCTCTGTCACAGACCAATCGTGGATCAACTGCCAACATACCCATTCAGCCTCAGCCCACTACCAGTAGTGTAGGTGCGGAACCCGCTGGTCAACGGAGTCGTGCTGACGTTGCCAAATCCTATGCATCCAGTATCAAACCCGCGGTCACTACTCCCACTGCTATATCATCCCCTGCTGTGGCAGCCAATCCAGCCCAAAAAACCAACGCCGAATGGGCTAAGAGCGCGGGCTTTCCCAGTGTGGCCGCATGGTACGGTGATCTAAATCGCAAGCTGCTTTCTCCTGATCCCAAGATAGCAGGACAGGCAGCGGTGGATCTGCGTAATTACGAAAAAAACAAACAGCAAGACCGTGCAGAACTGAATCAACCAAAGGCGACGCCAGCAACGTCTGCGCCTGCTTCATCATGGGTGGGACAAAACACTGACAAACCTGCGATCCTACGCAAGCAACAGGCGCAAGGCCAAACCACAACGCCCCCCACTACCAACCCTGTGGCGGACAAAACGCAAAGCGAAATCAACGCCCTGCGTAAAGTAGGCGATGCAGATAAAAAACAGGCCCTGAGTAAACAGGCCGCGTCCTTGGCGCAGCGAGAAAAAAATATCCGTGGACAAGGTTACGTGAATCCCGCTGGCAAAGCCCGACAAAATTACAAAGCATGGTCAAGAGATCAACGCCTCCAAGCCCAAGGCTATCAGCGTCAAGGGCAGGCTGGATTGGCCGGTCCTGGTGCAACTGTTTCCGCTCAAAAACAGGTGACCCGAGAGATCGACGCTGACATAGACGATTTGATCCGGACCTTGAGAAAAGCCGACGCGGTGGCAGCGCCGGCCTATGTCAAATACATACGCGATAGGTTGGATCAGACTTTTGGACCCGCAGCACAGTCCCCGATGAAAGTGGTCAAAGGAGGTGCTCCAACCGGTACTGAACCCGTGAGTATTGGTGGCCAAAAACTCAATCCCAAAGATCCCAAAGACGCTGAACTGATAGCCCGAGCTCGGGCAGCAGGTGCGGTGGCCGAGGAGCTGGTCTGGAGCAAGCACTGGGATCCGACTCGACGTCTGCTCAAAGGTCTAGCACATGACCAATAATCCCTATCCCGTTTGGCCCCAACCCGACGGTTATGATCTACCCCAAAACCCCTACAGCCCTGTTTGACAGGGCTTTTTTTTGTGTTACAATATGATTACAACAGGAGAAAACAATGTTTGAAGCTATGTTATGGTCAGCGGTAGTGCTGATCGCTGTCGCGCTAATTTTTGATTTTACCAATGGATTCCATGATGCTGCCAACAGCATCGCCACAGTGGTAGCTACCAAGACACTGACCCCGTTCCAAGCCGTGGCCATGGCGGCGTTTTTCAATTTCGTGATCATGTTCTTTATCACGTTCAAGGTGGCCGCGGCCATCGGCAAGGGCATAATAGACCCCACGGCTGTGACCCTGTACGTGGTGTTTGGTTGCCTAGCCGGTGCCATATGTTGGAACATCATAACTTGGCTGTTTGGCATGCCCACCAGCTCAAGCCATGCCCTAATAGGTGGTCTAGTGGGCGCTGCGGTAACGTCATCGGGCTGGAACGTGGTCATGGAGGACGGCCTGTATCGTATCCTGGCCTTTATCATAGCAGCACCCATAATTGGTTTTGTGTTGGGCGCTGGCATCAACACCATCATGCGCAATGTGTTCCCCCGGGAACGACCCTGGCATGATCGATGGTTCCGGCGCATGCAGTTGGTATCCAGCGCCTGTTATAGCATGGGACACGGCGCCAATGATGCTCAAAAGACCGCGGGCATCATATTCCTGATCCTGCTGGCCAGCAACATGATCTCAGCCACCGACCCCATACCCATGTGGGCCATCTGGGCTTCGTTCGTGGTCATGGGCCTGGGCACCTTGGCCGGGGGCTGGCGTATAGTGCAGACTCTGGGATTTCAACTCACCCATCTGTCGCCCCGTCAGGGCTTTGCTGCTGAAACAGGCGGCAGCGTGATGCTGTTCACGGCCAGCGCCATGGGCATCCCAGTCTCTACCACGCACACCATAACAGGTGCCATATTGGGCACTGGAGCCAGCGAACCTCGTCCCGAGGTCAAGTGGAAAAAGGCCGGAGAGATCGTTATGGCCTGGATCTTGACCATTCCCTGTTCGGCCCTAATGGGCAGCGCGTTCTACTATATCGCCAGTCACGCTTGACATAGCCGTGCTTGGCGTGTAATATACATTCTTTCAAGGAGATCATGATGAACAACCGAACTTTTACCGCTGAACAAAAAGCCAAACTCACGCAGATCATCAACGAGGGTATGCAGGTCATGATGGAAGTGGATACCCTGAATGAAGGGCTCAACGACACAATCAAGGCCGTGGCCGAAGAGATGGAGATCAAACCTGCCATCCTGAAGAAAGCCGTCAAGCTGGCACACAAGGCCGCGTTTGGACAGGAACAACAGGATCACGAGCTCCTGGAAACTATCCTGACCACGGTGGGCAAAACCATCTGATGCAGAGTACCGTGCAAGACTTTTGGTTGAACGACATCAATCGTTGTCTGGTCAAAGACCATGTTGTCTATGTCAATCATCCCAAATGTGCCAGCACCTATTACACCAATCTGCTGACCAACAATGGGTGGCACGTATTGGCCTACAAGGACATTGATTGGTTCAAGCATGATGTATTTGGTTTTTTTATGGATCCGTTGGTCAAGCATGCCAAGGCCATTACCGAAGATCTGGTTTCTAGACACCCGGACCAAGTCGATAAGATCCTGGGCATGGGATCGACATTTTTCCAAGATCTAGGTCTGTTTGGATGGCACAGCATGCCTCTTTGGTTGAGATTTGGGCGCCATGTAGATCACATCACGTGGATACCATTGGATGCCGAAGAGTCCAGCGACAACCTTTTGGCCAAATATCTTGAACATCATGGTTTGACTGTGAACTTCGCCCCAACAGTCGCGCACCGTTCAGACGCACAAAAATTGCAGATATTCTCTCAGGTCCGATCATTGATTGGCAGCGGATCTGCTATAATATGGCAAGTGCTGGCACGCGATCTGGATCTGTACAATCACATACGCTGTCAGATGAACTGCTATGAAACACAATGGCTCAGCATGTATGGTTACCGGCCCGGATCAAGCGAGACTAAGTAACCTATCGCCCCCAATGGGCATGTAGAAAGGTATGCCGGCCACAAGCGGCAAGGAGAAGAATGAGTTATATTGATGCGTTATTCGACCGCGAGCGCGATCGTATCCATATCATGGGAAGGCGAGATGGCGAACGCTACTATGAAGAACATCCCGCCAACTATGTGTTTTACTATGACGACCCCCGTGGCAAGTTCCGATCGATCTTTGGCACTTCCGTGGCCAGATTCTCTACCCGGCATGCCAAAGAGTTCCGCAAAGAACTCCGTATACAATCGGGCAAGAATCTCTACGAGAGCGACATCAACCCCATATTCCGCTGCCTAGCGGAAAACTACAAGGGTTCGGATGCACCCCGACTGCATACCGCGTTCTTTGACATTGAAGTTGACTTTGATCCCGAGCGGGGATTCAGCAGGCCAGACGATCCGTTCAATCCCATCACCTCGGTTTCAGTCTATTTGAACTGGTTGGATCAGTTGGTCACACTGGCAGTTCCGCCCAAGGGACTCAGCATGGCCAGCGCACAGGAACTGGTCAAGGATTTTCCCAATACATTCCTGTTCGCCAAAGAAAGCGAGCTGCTGGACACATTCCTCAATCTTATAGATGATGCAGATGTGCTCACAGGCTGGAACTCCGAGGGCTACGACATACCCTACATGGTCATGCGCACTACCCGCGTGCTCAGCAAAGACGACACGCGACGTTTCTGCTTGTGGGGACAGATGCCCAAGCAGAGAACTTTTGAAAGGTTTGGGGCAGAAAGCCTCACGTTCGATCTGGTGGGGCGTGTGCACCTGGACTACATGCAGCTCTACCGCAAATACACCTACGAAGAGCGCCACAGCTATAGCCTAGATGCTATCTTGGAGTATGAAGGTCTGGAAGGCAAGACCAAGTACGAAGGTACCCTGGACCAGCTCTACAACAACGATTTCCGCAAGTTCATCGAATACAACAGGCAGGACGTGAACGGTCTGGCCCAGATCGATCGCAAGCTCAAGTTCTTGGATCTAGCCAACACGCTGGCCCATGAAAACACCGTGCTCTTGCCCACCACCATGGGCGCGGTGGCTGTCACAGAGCAGGCCATCATCAACGAAGCCCATGAACGTGGCATGGTAGTGCCAGCCCGACGCGAAAGGCTTACCGACGAAGACACACAGGCGGCGGGCGCCTATGTGGCCTATCCCAAAAAAGGCATGCACGAGTGGATTGGTAGCATAGACATCAACAGTCTATATCCCAGCACGATCCGTGCTCTAAACATGGGTCCAGAGACCATCGTTGGCCAGCTGAGACCCATCATGACAGACAATCTCATACGCGAACGCATGACCCGGCAGAAAATGAGCTTTGCCTCAGCATGGGAAGGGCTATTCGCTACTTTGGAATACACAGCCGTGATGGAACGCCAGAGGGGCACTGAAATCACGGTGGATTGGCAGAACGGCGAGCAGTCGGTGATGACAGGTGCTGAGATCTGGCGCATGATCTTTGACTCCAATCGACCCTGGACGCTGAGCGCCAACGGTACTATCTTTACCTACGAGAACGAGGGAGTGATCCCGGGCCTGCTCAAACGCTGGTACGCGGAACGCAAGGAGATGCAGGCCAAATTGCGAGCAGCCACTACCGAGCAGGACGAAGAATACTGGGACAAACGGCAGCTGGTCAAGAAGATCAATCTCAACAGTCTCTACGGTGCCATATTGAATCCCGGTTGCAGATTCTTTGACAAACGCATCGGACAAAGTACCACGCTCACAGGACGCGCCATCGCCAAACACATGGATGCTTATGTGAACGAATGTGTGACCGGACAGTATGATCATGTGGGCGATGCTATCATCTACGGCGATACTGATAGCTGCTATTTCAGCGCGTGGCCCGCTGTGCGCCATGAAGTAGAAGCTGGGCGTATGGAGTGGAACAAAGACATCTGCATCCAGCTCTACAACAGTATCGCGGATCAGGTCAATATCAGCTTTCCCGGATTTATGGAACAGGCGTTCCATTGTCCCCGTGACATGGGTCAGGTCATACGTGGTGGCCGAGAAATCGTGGCCAGCAAGGCCTTGTTTATAACCAAGAAACGCTATGCTCTACAGTACTATGACAAAGAAAATCGTCGCTACGATGTAGAAGGTGCTGCGGGCAAGATCAAGGCCATGGGTCTAGATCTCAAACGGTCGGACACACCCAAAGTGATCCAAGATTTTCTCAGCGACATACTGCATGCAGTGTTGAACGGCGCTGAGCGAGATGAAGTGATCGGCAAGATCATGGAATTCAAACTGCGTTTCCGCGAATGTCCGGCCTGGGAAAAAGGATCTCCCAAACGAGCCAACAATCTCACCATGTATGGCAAGAAAGAAGAGCGCGAAGGCAAAGCCAACATGCCGGGTCATGTGCGTGCGGCGCTGAACTGGAACAGCATGCGCAAGATCAACGGCGACAACTACACCATGCAGATCGTGGATGGCATGAAAGTGGTGGTGTGCAAACTCAAACCCAATCCCCTGGGGTGGACCAGCATAGCCTACCCCACTGACGAGCTGCACTTGCCGCAGTGGTTTCGTGAGCTACCATTCGACGATGATGCCATGGAGGCCACCGTGATAGACGGCAAACTGGACAATCTCCTGGGTGTGCTGGATTGGGACCTGGGCGCCAGCACCAACACTACCAACACATTCCAAAGCCTTTTTTCGTTTGAATGATGCTGAGCCTGCACGTTCATCTGCTGAATCTAATCGATAGCTTTGACCTAGAACAGGCCAAGGACCACGCTGATAGGCCCCTACAAGAGCTCATACTGACCCTGCGTCAGTGGGAATCTACTGCCGGCGCCGGCAATATCAAACCATTGGATCGAGCCAGGCAATCGGTATGCGGGGCCTACGATGATTTTGGTCAACGACTGGCCAATCTCAAAAGCTATCTCAAGCAACAGATCGACCAGTTGGGCGCTCAATATTTGGCATCCAGCACCCAGTGGTTCCAAAATGAAAGCTGTCATGAAAGTTCGCAATATAGGCTGGATCGCCGTTTGGCCGTGGACCCAGACAGCCAGGAACAGCTGGAGGGATGGCTACTGCGTGCAGCGGATTGGCGATGGCCGGGTTTGATCCTGGGTCCAGGCCGAGACCGTTGGATAGATCATCTGGTGGCTCTGGACCCGCTTTATATCGCGGATCTACGAGCAGATCTTTTGACGCCGGCGATATCTGGCTTTGATCCTCAGTATCAAAGACGACTGCGTGCCTATGTGATCAATGATACTGGTACTGCCCCGATCCTGGCGGACCTACCACAGTCACAGATGGGTTGGGTCCTGGCGTGGAATTATTTCAATTATCGACCTCTGGAAATGATAGATCGATATCTGGGAGAACTATGGCGACTCATGCGCCCCGGTGGCCGTCTATTGTTCACGTTCAATGACTGTGACTATGCGCACGGAGTAGGTCTGGTGGAGCAGGGACATTTCATGTGTTATACCCCGGGGCACATGATAGTGGAGAGGGCCCAAAGCCACGGTTGGGAAGTGGAACAAAGGCATCGGGGACTCAATGACGTGCAATGGTTGGTGTTGCGCTATCCTGGGCAGATCAACAGCCTGCGCGGTGCACAATGTTTAGCCAAGATCGTTGCAAAATCTAAATAACATCTGTATAATGCTTGAAAGGAGAAACACATGCGTGACCATCTAATGGATCTAGTACAACACACCTTTGATCTGGGCCTGATCGAAACCATCAAGATCGAAGGTACCGAAAAAGAAACTGTGATCAAAGGATCACCAACCCAAGACCAAAGTCTGGTCATGGAGGGCAATTTTGCAGGGCCCGTGGCAGAATTCGTGGGCATGTTTGGCATGCCCAATCTCGGCAAACTCAAGGTACTCCTGAATCTAGAGGAGTATCGAGAAAATGCCAGGCTGACCATCAGCCGGCGAGAAACAGGTGAACCCGAGGCCATCAACTTTGAAAATGCCGCGGGCGACTTCCGCAACAGCTACAGATTCATGTCAGCCAGTGCTGCCAACAGCCAGATCAAAACGGTGAAATTCAAGGGTGTGAGCAAATGGCATGTGGAGTTTGAGCCCACGGTGGCTGGCATACAGAGGCTCAAATGGCAGGCTTCGGCCAACGCTGAAGAACCCAATTTCACGGTCAAGGTAGACAAGGGTGATCTCAAATTGTTCTTTGGTGATCCCAGCACACACTCAGGGGAATTTGTGTTTCACACCAACATCAAAGGTGATATCAAACGAGCTTGGGCGTTCCCCGTCAAGGTAGTATTGCCCATCTTGGATCTAGTGGGCGACAAAACCTTCCGTATCAGCGACGATGGCTGCGCCCAGATCACCGTGGACTCGGGCTTGGCCGTGTACAACTACATCCTTCCCGCGCACAGCAAATAACATGAGCAACGGCGCCCAAAGAGTACCAACCCAGGCCGACTTCGATCTGGAGCGCATGATCAGTGTGCTGGACGAGGCCATGACCAGCGACGATCCCCGTGTGCTGGAATGCCTGCGCAACCTCATGATGATCGTGGCCTTGGTCAAGCCCGAAGTGCGTGGCGAACACCATGCGCGGCGGAACGGTCCCTTGCGCCAGCTGTTTGAGGACATGCACGAGCTCAATCGGCTGGGTCAAGTGGAGGGAGAGCTTCGCAGGTATCAGAAATCCACCATCCATGACATGGAAAAACGCCTGTATGAGCAGCAGGTCGCCAAAACCTGGATCACTGATACTACCACCCTCCCCCAGGGGCTGGAATGGAAATACAACGGCCCAACTACTACCTAGGAAAACATATGAAATGGTTTGATCGCTGGTTTGCCCGCAAGTGTGAGTGGGCCTGGAATCAACGTCGCGACTCGGAATGTGTGCCCGTGCCCGCGGATCATCACGGACTCAATGACGGCATGAGCATACACCTCAAACAGGTGATCGGTGGACGCATCGTGACTTTCCACCGCTATGATCGCAAGCGGGACGAGAATCACAACCGCACCTATATCATTACCGATGATCAGGATTTTGAGCGTGAGCTAGGCAAGATCATTACCCTTGAGGCCATGCGCTCATGATCACGTCCAACAACAGCGGCCGCTGGATGCATGTGGTACCCAGTGTCACGACGCCCCACATCAACAGCTACAGCGGTCAACCCGGCGTGGGCATGGTACGCTGGAACACCAACACCAGCTGCCTGGAAATCACAGATGGCACGAGCTGGCATCAGTACCGGCCCGGCGCCACCATCGACCTCAGCTCAGATGCCCAGAATGCCCTGTCCTGGGCCTATGCCAAGATGCAGGAGGAAGCTCAACTGGAGCAGCTGATGGACCAACACCCGGGTCTCAAAGACTGCCATGATCGGTTCCAAGTCATGCTGCGCTTGGTACAGCGTGAGTCAAATGCAACAAACTCGATTTGATCGGGAGTTCGTGCTCAAGTGGTCCGCGAACCTGGTCATCGTGGCTGCTACCATGACCACTGCCTTTGATATTACCCCAATCAACAAGCTATTTTTCTTGTTGGGCTGTATAATGTGGGCTTGGGTGGGCATGCTGTGGCGTCAGCCCAGCCTCTGGAGCCTGAACTTGTTTTGTGGCATAATTTACCTAGCAGGACTCATACAATGACAGAAAAACAGGACGACCTTACTGCCAAACAGCAGGACTATGCCATATTCCTCCCTGCTATCAGCGGTTTCTATGCCACCTATATCGGCAAACAACGCAGCTTTGCCTACGTGGATGCTGCACGTATGCCCCAGGGCATACCCCACATGGAGCAGCTGAACTGGCTCAATCCACAACAGGCACTTTTCCCTTATCGTTGGAGTCTCTATTCAGCGGGACACGCGGACCTGGATCTGACCAAGGTCAATCCCAAAGAAGACATGATCCGCAACCGAGACTCAGGTTCGATCATGGTAGCTGACTCGGGTGGATTCCAGATAGGCAAGGGCGTGTGGCCCGGTCAGTGGGCTGATCCTCGGGACAAGGCCGCCGAGAAGAAACGCGAGCAGGTGCTCAAATGGCAGATGGGTATAGCCAACTATGGCATGACGCTGGACATACCCACATGGACCTTCCGTGACCCCAAGGCTGCTGCTGCGGCTGGTATCCACAGCTATCAGGATGCTGTCAAGGCCACGTTGTACAACAACGATTACTGGATAGCCAATCGCTGGGGCGAGACCAAGATCTTGAACGTGCTGCAAGGCAGCAATCATGCCGAAGCTGACAACTGGTACGACCTTGTCAAGGGCTACTGTGATCCCAAAAAACACAAAAACCATTTCAACGGCTGGGGCATGGGCAATCAAAACATGTGCGACGTGCATCTGGTCTTGAAACGTCTGGTCACGCTGATACATGATGGGCTGTTGGAGCCCGGTGTACACGACTGGATGCACTTCCTGGGAACATCAAAATTGGAATGGGCCCTGTTGCTGACCGCTATCCAGCGTGCGGTTAGACAGTATCACAATCCCAACTTTACCATAAGTTTCGACTGCGCCAGTCCTTTCTTGGCCACGGCCAATGGACAGCTCTACTACGGAACTTCAATGGAAGCTCACAAGAAATGGAGTTACCATATGGAACCCACCGCGGATCACAAGAAATATGCCACTGATGGCCGGGGGTTCCGCGATGCGGTGATCCAAGACAAGATCCATGCTAGATTCGAAGATTCACCAGTGACCAGCAGGTTACGTGTGTCAGACATCTGCTACTACAAGCCCGGTGACCTCAACAAGGTTGGCAAAGAGGGCCGGACCAGCTGGGACAGCTTCAGCTATGCGCTGTTGATGGGGCACAATGTTTGGATGCACATCGAGGCGGTTCAACGAGCCAACCGGATGTTTGACTCGGGCACTTATCCTGCCATGATGGCCAATGATCACGACAGCCAATACGATGCCGCGGTGGTGATCGATCGCGTGTTTGCTGCACGAGATCGAGCCAAAAGCCTAGCCATAATAGATGATCACCCCAAGGTATGGGAGAAAGTGATTGGTACCCGGGGATTTACTGGCAAACGAGCCGTGAGCGCGAGGCCCATGTTCAGCCAGCTGTTTGAGTCAGACGATGATTTGGAAGTGCAGGACCAAGACTTAGACGCAGATCGATTGGATCAATTGGAGCAGAGTGTATGAACAGACTAGGACATCAACAGGTCACGTTTTTCGTGGGCACCGAGATAGAACATACTCCAGTGTATGGTCGAAAGACACTGTTTGTGGTCGGAGTACAGACCTTGTCTCAGATCCTAGAGATGGCGCAGAAAAATGATTGTGCACATATCTATTTCGGGGCTAACCGTAGCTTTGATCCCAGATCAGCAGCAGATTGGGACCAGTGGGAACACCTCGTACGACAGTGCCTAGACCATGGCTACTGGTGCACACTGGATTTTGACGTCAGTGTTGCCGAACTGGTTGCAGAGACCAGCCTAGTGGAGTACAATACATTCATACCCATGATCAGTGTCAAGATCCCTTACGTGCGGCAGATGAACTATAATGCAGTGGTCAAGATCGATGACAAGGATTTTGCAGCGACCAATCCTGGGGTATGGTGTCACAGATTACACGATCTCCAATCCACAAACTGCTTTACTGATTGGAGCCAATACGGCAATGATGAGATCGTATCATGACTGATCCGCGAGCACAGGCCTTGGCCGAACAGGCAGCTAGGATCATGCAACAGGCAAAACGCAAAATCTGGGTTACCTTCCAGAGAGCAGGCTTTCATAGATATCCGGCTGCTGGTGAAGATCCTCAACTGGCAGACGTTGGGTACCTTGCTAATAAACACAGGCATCTATTCAAGTTCCGAGTTGAGATCGAAGTATTCCACAACGATCGCGAACTGGAGTTTCATCAGGTGCTGAATTATTGTGAGTCTTTGTATCAAGATCAACTTGACATAGATTTCAAAAGTGTAGAAATGTTGGCAGATGATTTGTATATGCATCTAATCGCCAAGTATCCTGGCAGGAATATGGCCATTGAAGTCAGCGAAGACGGTGAGTGTGGTTGTCGAATCGAGTATCAGATTCCCCGCGTAACTATCCGGTAATCTTCATACAATTTCTCTATGGTTATAGAACACTTGTTATA